CGTAGCCTCACCAGTGGAGTATGGTAAGCTCTATTGTAGAACCCAGAAGAAACGTGGCTCCTCACTGCTTGCATAGGGAAAGCGATGTACTGTTACCAATCTAAAGATAATGAAATCAATGATTGATAAAAGCATAAAACGTAAAAATTTGTTACATACAGTAACGAAACTTCACGCTTTATTTACCGAATTCCAAATTGAGAACAGTTTGGATTATAAGCTCACCATCAAAATAGCTTGCGCAATTGACAGATGGGTGACCTGTGAGGGTCTCCACGGTCTGAAAAGAGCAAAGGCTATGTCTAATTACTTTGTTAGACATTTGATGGGTACCCCGATAGAAGAGATTCACTTGAGTAACCGATATAAACGCTTAATTGAAAAAGCGTTACTTGATTGTACTTGTACAACAAGTAAAATATATTGGGTCAGCGTCTTCTCAGCATTTCGTTTGTATTATACAAAACCTGTTGTAGACGTATCCACTATTACTAGTGGATTCAAGGGTAGTCTGATTAGTATTCTAAAGAACTTCAACTTTAGGATCTTCTCACAAGTTAATAAATCATTCTCTAGGAGTGTATTACCCCTAGAAAACTGGAATGCCACGTTCAAGTGGTATATAAGTGGAGCTTCGAGTCCTAACGGACTCTTAAGCTACACCCAGTATTTGAATGATCTACGCAGTTTGCGCTATACTGGTTTAAGTATAGGATTGTTTATCCTATTCTTATCTCTCCCGTATGATAACAAGCGGGACACCATTAAAGCGTTACGGAACGCCTTTTCTTGTGCAAATGAGAAAGGTGAGGTAGACTCTATTCATTCAAGGCTTGTCTTCCTTAGTGATAAGGGAGGCAAAACGAGGGTGATTGCTTTAGGAGACATCCTATCGCAGAGTCTGCTCAAAACGGTGCATCAAAGGTGTAACCTCATATTGAGGCGTCTTCTTCAAGACGGCACTTTTGATCAAGATCGATCACGTCGTTATATCAAGAAGAAGTCTCTGGACGGTGTCCAGTTAGCTTCGATTGACTTAACGGCCGCGACTGATCGCATGCCTGCACTCTTCCAAGTGTTTGTCATCGTCAGTCTCCGCATCCTTACGCCCTTACAAGCGTTTGGATGGTGGTGGGTCACAACGAGGAGGTCCTTCTCTTATAGAGAAGGTAACTCTCTAAAACGTACAAGGTACGTAGTAGGACAACCAATGGGTTTGTTGTCGAGCTGGCCAGTAATGGCGATCTCACATCATTATCTCGTTAGGTTATCTTTTGCAGCTACCGGATTCAAGAATCTGGTAAACGCGCCGTATGCTCTGTTAGGTGATGATCTAACAGTAGAGCACCACAGCGTAGCTGGTGAGTATTTGAAGTTTATTTCATACTTAGGTATGGACTATTCTCCAGAGAAAACTTACATATCGGAAGGTGTGGCAGAATTTGCCAAAAGCTTATACTGTCAAGGAAAGGATTTAACACCTTTTCCTCTAGCCCTTCTGGTTGTTAACAATAATACTATTGTATCGAATACGCTGGCAATAATATCTGAGTGTAAACGGCGTAAATTGCCGCTTACATCTCGTCAGCTTTTAAGGTTATTCCCTAAACGTTGGCGAAACTTGGTGTTACTTGCCTCGTTGTCACCATCAAGTCCACGATTGGGCCTAGATTTGCAGCCTAGGTCAGATCAATGGATTTTCCTACAGTTTATTGTAAACCAAAGGATCAAGTACTTTTCACGATTAAGTACCGTGAGAGATAGTACTCATGCCTTTGCTTTCAATGATCCTGGTAATTCTGGTTTAAGATTGGCATCGCCATATCTTCAGATTGCACATGATAACGGTATTAATTATCCTGTGCTGCATTTGAGTGAAGAGTATTCACCACTAATGTTACTAGGACAAGGCTGGATTGCTTATAATTCTAAAGCTTGGCCGAATGGACCACCATCATTCGGTGATCAAAGATTAATTCCGGGTCCAACCTGGAAGCGAGAACGCGACGATAGATTTCTTCGCCAATCCCTTTCAAAATTCAATGAGCTTATGCCTGGTTACTTCCACACTCGTTGTGTAGGTCGCCAAGTAGGTGAGTAACGTGACATTAAAGTGTTTGCACACTTTATGGGACGCCCACAGTTGGGATAAACGTTCCGTTTCGTTAGCGGTATTATGGTAACATAATACCAAA